AAGTGGTCACACTTTAGTGATATTCCTGGAGGAGCCGGACAAATATCAGCTCAAGCTGGAGAATTGATGACCATGATGGGTACATCAATGACCAATGATGAGTTTACAAAGTTGACCGATGCTTTATCAGCACATGAAACGGCTCTGATTAAGAATAATCCTGGAATGAAAACTGAAGGTAGTCGTATTGTTACAAAGAGTTGGATTCAAGCCGCAAAGAATAATAGGCAAGCTATATTAAACCGAATTGGCTCACAATATCCGGGTGCTGAAATTGTAGCAACATCATGGGATACCAAAGAAGAGGTAGAAGCTCTTGGTTTGAAAAATTACAATAAGAACAAAGGGTTTTCAAGTGATATGTACGCTAAAATCAAATTAAAAGATGGTAGCGAAATTTTAGATGAGGTTTCATTGAAAAAATCTACAATGGTAAACTTCTTGAATTCAGGTGCTGGTAAATTTTCCGAATGGGATGATAATTTGCCAGACGAAATCAACCAAAAGGTATACTCATCAAATCAAAGAAAACGTCTTACTGAAGTTGGTTCTAAATTTTCAAATGACATTCAAAAATTGATAGATTCAAACGACCCATCCGTTAAATCTTTGGTTGATACGATGAAGTCCAAAAAAATATCATTTAATGAAGCCTTATCTGATTTGTCAAAGGGTGGTGGTAGTAGAGGTAAGTCGAAAGTTGTGTTAGAGGGTATTAAGGCTCTCGCTGATTCTGGTAATGCTGATGCTAAAGCTTACATGAAAGAAGTTGATGAGACACATCGTAAGTTCCAAGCCGAATCCGTTAAAGCAATTGTAACCAATCCCAAAATGAAAGCTGGGATGTTGGAAGAAATTAAAAAAGAGTTCCCACTAAAATCAGTTTCAGATGGTGAAGAGACTATGGCTATTGGTCCAAACTCACTTGATAAAAAAGTCATGGAGAAAATATTTGGAACATCTGACTTTGAACAAATCAAAGAAAAGTTAGTTGCTGAAGATGGCAATCCACCATATTTGGGTTATAAAGCTGACCTTGATGGTAAGGTAATTCCTTTGGCTACAATTGTTGTTCGTGAAGATGGTGTTGGATATGGTGGTCAGATAAAATTTGAAATGCAGTTAGATAAGAGGTTTGCTAAAACACTTGAAACTGCTAATAAACAAGTATATTCAAAATAATTTGGGAGATATGAGTGAGAACGCAGTTGTTGTGTACATTTACAAACGAATCCACATTTGAAGATGTGGTCAATACTATTCAGTCATCATTTGAGTTGTTTAGCAAAAAAATATTCATACTGAAGTTAGACCCATCGAAGGAATTGGTTGTAAGTTATAACATCATGCCAACTTCTACAAACTCATTTTTACCAAATACCATCATGGTTCATCGTAAAAAAGAAACAAACACCATGTATACTATAAATGCTTTGAATAGACTAATATCACAATTGAATGGTGGTATGGTTGACAAGGATTACCAAATACATTGGAATGATTATAGAAATGCTGTAATTTTAACCGATGGTGATGGTTACAAGATACTCAAGACATCTTTATTCAGAATAATTGACGTTAATTAACTGTATCTTGATATTTATACCAGTAGGTACTATACCAGTAGGTACTACAAAAACTGAACATTGAAAAATATTTTTTGAAATACATTTGGAATTGTCACCCAAATGTTGTATATTAGTGACAAGTTTAACAATTAACAAATAAAAAAAGGTAAATTATGGCTATTGACTTAAATGCAATCCGAAACCGTCTGAACAGTCTTCAGACCAAAGTAACAAAGACTGACAACTTGTGGAAACCACAACCTGGTAAACAACAAATTAGGATTCTTCCTTACATCCACAATCCCGCTAACCCTTTTATTGAACTTTACTTCCATTTTGATTTTGGTGGTAAAAATGTTCTATCTCCAATCTCTCATGGTGGGGCTGACCCATTGGTAGAGTTTGCTGAAAAATTGAAGGCTACCGGAAATCGTGATGATTGGAATCTTTCTAAAAAATTGACTCCAAAGATGCGTACTTACGTTCCTGTATTAGTTCGTGGTGAAGAATCTGAAGGTGTTAAGTTTTGGGGATTTGGTAAACAAGTTTATCAAGAATTGTTGGCATTCTTCGCTGACCCTGACTATGGTGATTTGACCGACCCTATGACCGGCCGTGACATTACTGTAGAATTCAAGTCGGCTGCTGACGTGGGTAAATCTTACCCAGAAACTTACATTCGTGTAAAACCAAACACAACTCCCGTTTCAGAGGATAAAAACATCCTTGAATTGTGTAAAGACCAAATTGACTTGTCTACAATGTTTAAGAAAGTTTCTTATGAAGAAATGAATAAGATGCTTGAACAATGGTTAGAGACTGGTCAAGTTGCTGACGAAGCAGAACCTGCTGCTGAAGTACCAACACAATCTGAATCAGCACCTAAATCAGTAAGTGGTGCTGCCAGTGTAAAAGAAGCATTTGACGACCTTTTCAACGACTAATTTATGGCAGGAAAGAAAGATTCAGTTCGTGATGAACTATCGTCAATCCTCGCTACCAATCTAAACAAGAAATTCAAATCGGCTCACAAAGTCGCTTTTTTCTTGGATGGCTCGGAACAGACACCCACCGATTTGGATGAGTGGGTGTCTACCGGCTCTCCTATGTTGGACTTGGCTATCTCTAATAGACCCCATGGTGGTTTGCCAGTAGGTCGTATTACCGAGATTACAGGATTAGAAGGTAGTGGTAAATCACTCCTTGCGGCTCATGCTATTGCTGATACGCAACGTAAAGGTGGGTTGGGTGTTTACATTGACACCGAAAATGCTCTAAACCAAGAATTTCTTGAAGCAATTGGAGTGGACATTCGTAAGATGTTATACGTTCCATTGGAAACCGTTGAAGACATCTTTGAAGCAATTGATTCAATTATCGAGTCAGTTAGAGCCGCTGATGGTGACAAGAAAAAGTTGGTTACTATTGTAGTTGACTCCGTTGCTGGTGCTTCTACAAAGGTTGAGATTTCAGCCGACTATGACCAAGCCGGTTATGCAACTCAAAAGGCAATTATCATTTCAAAGGCTATGAGAAAAGTCACAAACCTAATTGGTCGTGAACGTATCTCATTAATCTTTACAAACCAACTTCGTACTCGTATGGGAGTCTCGTTTGGTGACCCATGGACAACAAGTGGTGGTAAGGCAATTGCATTCCACTCGTCATGTAGACTTCGATTGAAACAAATGGGCCAGTTAAAAGCTAAAGTTGGTGGTGTAGAACAAGTTGTTGGTATCAAAACTCGCGCTCAAGTTATCAAGAATCGTATGGGGCCACCGTTACGTTCGGTTGATTATGATATCTACTTTGATAGTGGTATTGATAATTATGGTTCTTGGTTGGAAATGATGAAGACCTACAAACTTGTAAATCAAAGTGGGGCTTGGTACACCTATGTTAACAAAATTACAGGTGAAGAAATTAAGTTCCAAGCTAAAAACTTTGAAGAAACGCTTACAAGTGACCCCGAGTTAAAGGAGACGATTTACCAACAAATTTGTGACACATACATTATGTCCTACAAAGAGGCAGGTGAAGAAGCTAATATTGATAATGTTGAATTAACTGATTTTGATGATTAATAGGTATAAAGAACTGCTCAAAGAAGTAGAAAAGGAACATAGTGAAGTAAAAACTGAAGAGTTAAACGATAGAGTTCTAATCATAGATGGACTGAATCAGTTCATTCGAGTCTTTGGTGCAGTTCCTGCCTTAAATGATGATGGTGAACATTGTGGTGGTGTGACAGGTTTCTTACTGTCCACCGCTGCTACCATCCGAACTCTTAAACCAACTCGTGTTGTTATTGTGTTCGATGGTAAAGGTGGTTCTAATCGTAGAAAATCAGTTTATAAACAATACAAAGAGGGTCGTACTGGCTTGACCAAGTTAAATAGACTTGCTGGATATGAGGATTTAGAAGACCAATCAGCCTCTATGAGAAAACAATTTGCAAGACTCATAGAATATCTACAAGTTCTACCAATCACTATAACTTACATAGACCACGTTGAAGCAGATGACATTATAGCATATCTTGCTGTACATTACTTCAAAGAAAAAGTAACAATTGTATCATCTGATAAAGATTTTCTTCAATTGGTAAACCCACGAATTAACGTCTGGGCTTCTACCAAGAAAAAAATGTATGATGAGGCTTTGGTACGAGAAGAGTATGGTGTTATACCTCAAAACTTGGTATTTTATAGGGTTATAACCGGAGACGCTTCGGATAATATATCAGGAGTTAAGGGTATTGGTGAAAAAACCATTTCTCAAAAAATGACATTCTTGAATAATGGAGAATTATCTCTGGATGGGTTTTTGGATGGGTGTTCTACTGAATGTGATGAAAAGTTATCAAAGAAATTGTTAGAATCTAAAGATACAATAACTTTAAATTACGACTTAATGCAGTTACGAGACCCTGAAATCTCATCATCAATTAAATCAAATGTTAGAGCAATTATGGATGACCATAGACCTGCTCTTGATTTAGTTGAGTTCAAGAAAATGTTCATGTATGATAAATTGTACACCGCATTTGCTAATGT